AATTTTCTACGAAGAGATTGAGCAAATAACTCAATCTTTAAATCAGAAAGCACAAACAGTGCTGGACAAATATCCGAAGCTGTAATCAGTTATTAGTTATCAGTTGTCATCCGTCAAAAAGTGTGTGATTACTTTATTGGCTTGATTTTCCGAGATTTTTGGACATTAGATCAGTGTAACCATAGGTAAATCTACAAACTACAAAAAGATAATAAAAAAGTTTGACAAACTACTTGACATACAAACATATACCTGTTATATTGGGTATATACCAACAAACATAAAGGAGTTCAACATGGCTACCATCGACAAAATTGATTCTCAACTTGCTGACTTACGGTCTGAAATAGACTACTTAAAATCTCAAATTGAGATTTTTCAAGCCAAGCTATCCGATCTAGAACACCTTAAAGCGCAAAAAGAAGCGCAAAAAGAAAGAGTTCAAGACAAAACCTCAAAAGTATTGACAGAAGCAGAGTCCCTAAATGTAGAGATTCCTTCAAAAGAAGAATTTAAAAAAGTCTATTATCATATTCCTTATTATCAGGGCGGACTAATCGATCAAGAAATTTGGAAGAGGTTATTGCTGAGGATCAATGTGTAACAAAATCTCGGTTATCTGGGATTAAAAGCAGTCTTTACAAAAAATTTGGGTTACAAGGTACACCTTGTCAAAAAACCATAGCACTTAAAGCTATGTCTGTTATGTATCTTGGCTAGTCTCATCGGGGTTTAAAAATTTTTCTTAACCCCTTGACATACAAACATATCCCTGTTATATTGGTTATATACCAAAACACACAAAGGAGGTTACGATGAAATTTAACAGACAAGCACCTGGTCACTACGTTGCAGTAGCAGAAAAAGTTGAAATCAAAAAAGGTATTGGTGTCGATAAAGATAAATGGTTTTGCTATTTTCCTGATGGTAAAGTATCTTACCGCCGTAGCTATGAAGCGGCTAAGGCTTGGTCAGAAAAATATATAGGGCAACCACAAACAAAACAATTTCAACCTACACCTAAAAAATCACAACCATCTTTAAAAACACTACTTCAGCAAAATTTAAGCTGTGTAAGAGGTGTAGAACCTTTAGGATGTTTTAATAGTGGACGCGCTGCCGCAATTGTTCATCTGTCTGTAAATGATAAATCTTTTTATGTAGTTGGCTATAATGAGTGCATAGAAGATACCATTTTCAAAATCAGAAAAAATCTTCGGGCTGGCATTTTAGATAATTCCTATGAGGCTAATTCTCATACATATTTAATTTTTGAGAATTTTTCTAAAGCCGAAAAAGCTTATCGTAGCATGGATAACAAAATGAGAGAAAGAAACTTAGCTGATTTGAAAGTCATCAAAAAAGCTAAAGAAAAAACTAAACAAGGAGACATAGAGGCTATGTTTACACTAGGAGATTATGGGGTTATTTAATTGTCCCAAATGTCAATCACAGAGAATCTCTAAAAAAGGGTTCTCTGTATCAGGAAAACAGCGTTATCGCTGTAAAGACTGCAATTACCACTTTACTGGTAATCCGGCAGGGAAACCCTCCCACCCTGATTCAACCGATAACGCCGAAAGATGTCGGCGTTATCGGTTGAAAAAAAAAACAAAAAAACACTTGACACGAAAACATATACCTGTTATATTGGGTATATGCCAAAACACCAAAGGAGTTCACAATGAACCAATTTACTGAAAACCTGCTCAAGAGAGTAACACTAGAGATGGTAAGCTTACCAGCAGGTGAGTTTCTCATGGGATCTCCTGATAGTGATCCCGATGCTAGTGATGATGAAAATCCTCAACACCAAGTTAAAGTCAACAGTTTTGCCATCGGCAAATATCCAGTTACTCAAGCACAATATGAAGCGGTAATGGGAACCAATCCTTCTTACTTTAAAAACAATCCCCAAAATCCAGTAGAAAATGTTAGTTGGGACGATGCTGAAGATTTTTGTCAGAAATTGAGTCAAATAACAGGGAAAACCTATCGATTACCAACAGAGGCAGAATGGGAATATGCCTGTCGTGCGGGGACTACTACTCGCTTTTATTTCGGTGATGATGCTAATCAGTTAGGAGATTACGCTTGGTATGACGGAAATTCTCAGAATAAAACTCATCCTGTAGGACAGAAAAAACCCAATGCTTGGGGACTCTATGACATGAGTGGTAATGTTTGGGAGTGGTGCGAAGATAGTTCTCTGCGGGGCGGTTCCTGGGGCTACAATCCTTATAACTGCCGTTCCGCGATTCGCTGCGACAGATACCGCCGCTGCAGCCCCAACTTCGATGTCGGTTTTCGGGTAGTCTGCGACAATTAGCCGAGTAATTTTAGTTATCAGTTATCAGTTATTAACCACAAATCAACAGAGGTAATTATGTTTCAATTAATCTTTGCAGAAGAAGATAAAGATGGCAATCCTAAAAACCAAACTTTTACTACCGGGGCTATTATATACAACAAAGAAGGAATACCTCAACAGTATTTTTCCAATATAAATACAGAAGAAGATGTTACCAAAATTTTTGAGTATTACAATCAACGAGACAAGTTATTGTATTTTGAAGCTATGTGTTTGGAGACTGGTCAAGTTATTAAACTAAAGTAGTGAATCAACGGGAGTAAAAATATGTTATCGTTTCAAGAATTTCAATCTCTAGTTACGCAAAAGTTTCCTCATTGTAATTGGATATTTGAGCAACATAAATTTACTGTTATAGGAGAAGAGTATTTTGCAAACATTACAGACAGTCGAATAATAACTGCCTATTCTTGCCAGTATCAAAGTTGGTCAGTTGGGTTATTGAGTGAAAACAGGGAATATGTTCAGAGTTGGCAGTATAAACACGCTAAATCTTTTGCTTTGATATGCACTCAAATTGAGCGGAATATTCAACTAAAGTTTTAGTTTTATTAGGATTGTCAATAAATCAACAGGAGTATCATGCTATCATTTCAAGAGTTTCAAGAACAGGTTTTAAACGTTTTTAGTCCAAGCGAAAGAGAGTGTAAGTTTTGGAAGAGTTACTCAAATTTCTCGGCAAATATTAATTATCATGGCGTAAATGTATCTTTTCAGGTAAAATACATAATAGACGAGAAAGACTGCAATTGCGGGCAGTGGTTTATTGAAAAAACTTACACGCAAGATTGTAAGACATTTTCGGATTCCTTGACTCAAGGCATAGAAACTATTGAAAAACAAACCACAAAAAGTATTAACGGTGAGTTACAAGTTTTCCATAAAATTCAGGAAGGACAGAAAAAAGCTGTTTTTTAAGAGTTTTTTAAGTTTTTAGAGGAACTAAAAAAACAGAAAATAAATAGAGGAAAATAGCGTATTGGTTACGCAAATCAAAAATCACTCCCTAAAACCAATAAAAATAAATTGTTATAATAGCTGCAAGGATAACTTGCAGCTATTTTTTAATGATTAACTGGAATCTAGGAAAAGACTTAGCTACTGAAGCTTTTGGGGAAGTGGTGGGCGAGTTTGCCCAAGAGATTAACTTTCAGGTAGAAGATAGTAAATGGAACTGGCCACGGGAAACCGTGCGAAAAAATGGCGGTGTAGTTGGCTCACCCCGGAACATTGTGGATACGGGTGAGCTAAAAAATAGCCAATTTATTGAAGATGTATCCGATGTTTATAAAGTAATCGGTTACACGGCTGATCATGCCGCTCTTGTCCATGAAGGGTATCAAATAGAGCGTGACGATGGGACTGTGACAGATGTTCCCGCCCGACCTTTTATCGACACAGCCGTAAAGGATTATAATCCAATTGAGGCTTATAGTGAAATCTTAAAGGAAAAATTAAATGAGTGAATCAGAATTAAAAGATATTTTATTAGGTATTAGAAACAATTTAAAGATACTTATCGGTATTGACTTAGGCAAATACGAAATAACAAGCCCTACAGGGCAAAAATTAAATGAAATTGATGCTATTTGGGTAGAGCCTCCTGAATTACCCCCTAACTATAAAGTAAAACCTAATAGCGGCATCGAAGCGATTATTCAAAGAGAGCCTAATCCTTATCACGAAAATTTACTAGGATATACC